TTCTGCTGCTAATAACTCTGCCAGTGCGTTTTTTAATATCGTACTAATTAAGAACGATGGAAGCGCTGCATAATGGAAATGATGGTATGGAATATCGTGCTGTCTTTTATGGTAGCTATCATGGGTTTTATGCTTAAAGCTAAGTTTGAAGATCTGGATAGGCTTAGTATTTTACTTAACCGTACTAGAGAGGAGATAGCGCGTGATCATATCACTCGTGCAGAAGTTAGGGCAGATATTGAAAAAATCATGGAACGTTTTGATGACGGCTTTAGGCGTCTTGAAGAAAAAATTGACAAACTTGCTGAAAAGTAATAACTAAGGAGAAATATTATGGCTGGAAGAGGAATGGGTGCAGCAACTGCTGGTGGTGGTTGTGTTGAAAAAGGTCCTAAAAACAAGATGGTAAAGGGCACTAGTAAAACAACAGGTCCAGTATTTTTGGCAGAAGGCGGTGACGTAAGTCCTCGCAAACGCATGGCTATGGGCATGAAATGCGGTGGTAAAGTTAAAAAAATGAAAAAAGGTGGCAGCTGCTAAATGGCTACTTCAGGTACCACGATATTTGATTTACAGATCGACGAGCTTATAGAAGAGGCTTTTGAACGTTGCGGCATGCAAATGACCAACGGTAATCAGCTTAAATCTGCTCGTCGTTCACTCAATCTAATGTTTTTAGAGTGGGCGAATCGTGGCCTGAACCTTTGGACTATTGAACTTGCAACAGCTAACCTAACGGTCGGTCAAATAGAAGTCGTATTGGATACGGATACTGTAAACGTGCTTTCAGCCGTTATCAGAGATTTGTCCCAAAGCCCTTCTGTAGACATTGTAATTGATAGGATTAGTCGTGCCGAGTACTTGCATATTCCAGATAAATCAACGCAGGCAAGGCCTGCCCAGTTATATGTGGAACGTACCAACATTCCTAAAGTATACCTGTACCCTACGCCTAGTGCCTCAAATCTGTATCAACTTAGGTACTATCGTATTAAACGCATGGATGATGCAGGTGTTTATTCTAATACTGCAGATGTTAACTTCCGCTTCTTGCCTTGTTTATCTGCAGGATTGGCTTATTACTTGTCCTTGAAGTATACGCCAGAACGAACACAGGCTTTAAAAAGCATTTATGAAGAAGAGTTCGCACGCGCGGCTGCAGAGGATAGAGATACGGCAAGCGTTTACTTCGTGCCGGCTGTAATGGGATACTAATGTGGCATATGCTTCAGGTAAGTTTTCGTATGGATTGTGTGATTACTGCGGTCAGCGGTATCCGTACAACGTATTAAGAAAAAACTGGCGTGGATTTAAGGTCTGCCCAGACGATTACGAGCCAAAAGAGCCTCAACTAGAGCCCTTACAGTTTGTAGCGGATGCGCAAGCGCTTGAGCAGCCTCGTCCGGATCGTGTAGAACCAATGCAAGTGTATGTGAATGCTCCAGGAGACACGGCATTCCAGAGTATTGGCAGTGCAAATAACACAATAGATATGCGACCCTATCCAGTGGATAAGGACATCGTAGCACTAGGCTCTGTAGGTACAGTTAGGGTACAAATAACATGACATATGATGAATTATTAACCAATATTCGTAACTACACTGAAGTAGACGCCAATGTGTTTACTAACGCGGTGTGTAATACGTTTATTTTGATGGCAGAGAACCGTATCCTTCGAGATATCGACTTAGATGTCTTTAAATTAGAAGTTACTGGTACCATGACCTCAGGGAACAAGTTTTTATCGGCTCCTAGCGACATTCTGACGCACCGATATATCATGATGACTAAGGATAATGATCAAATTTTCCTTGAATTCAGAGATACCTCGTACATGAAAGAGTATTGGCCTAATGGCGCAACCACGGATACTCCTCGCTTTTATTCAGTATGGGACCAAAATACGTTCTATATTGCACCTACTCCGGATGAAAGTTATACGGTAGAACTAGGCTACATACGTAAGCCAGAGCAATTATCTGCCACGAATCCTGAGACATGGGTCAGTATCAACGCACCAGAAGCACTATTGTATGCCTGCTTAATCCAGGCCTACAGCTATACCAAGGGCCCTGGAGATATTCTTACCTACTTTGAAAACAGTTATAAACAAGCTATTCAAGGTCTTGGTGTTGAGCAGCAAGGTCGTCGTCGTAGAGATGAGTGGCGTGACGGAATGGCTAGATTGGTGGTCAAATCACCTTCTCCTGGGCCTTAACTATTTACGCTTATTATCTGGTATCATTACATTTAATAAATTAGGAGTAAGACATGGCAATTTCACAAGCAATGTGCACGAGCTTTAAAGTTCAGATATTGAGCGGCTCACAAAACTTTAACACAGGTACAACAAAAGTTTATAAAATCGCGTTGTATACATCGTCAGCAACACTAGGTGCAAGTACAACTACCTATTCAGGTACTTCAAATGAAGTAGCTAACGGTGGGGGCTACTCAACAGGCGGCAATACACTTACGGTATCTCAAGTGCCAACATCATCTGGCACTACAGCGTTTATTGACTTCTCGGATACTACTTGGTCAGCAGCAACAATCACTGCTCGCGGCGCGTTGATATATAACAGCACTGATGACACTGCGGTTGCGGTGTTGGATTTCGGTTCTGATAAAACATCGACAGCCGGTGACTTTACAATTATATTCCCAACAGCGGACGCAACAAACGCAATCATCCGTATAGCCTAGAATAGGAGTCTCAAATGGCTCTAGTTCTTAAAGACCGGGTTAAGGAAACCTCAGTATCAACAGGTACTGGGGCAATTGCATTAGGTGGCGCTACAGGCGCATACCAAACATTTAGTACGATTGGTAACGGCAATACAACCTACTACGCTATTGCGGGTCAAACTACGAATGAATGGGAAGTGGGCATTGGTACATACAACTCTGGTACTGATTCCATATCCCGCGACACTATTCTTTCCTCGTCTAACAGCAATACAATCGTTACATTCTCTGCCGGTACTAAAGACGTATTCATAACCTACCCTTCTGAAAAAGGTGTGTGGCTAGACGCTAGTGACGATTCTAATTCAGCTGCCACTGTTGGTACTACTCCGGTTAGACTAGGTGCAACAACGCTTACCCTAGCCGGGCTTGATTCAGTAACCCTAACACAAAACCCCTCAACTGCACTGCAAGCAGCGACTAAACAGTACGTAGATACATTGGTTTCTTCTGGTATTACTTACCACGCCCCAGTTAAATACGAAGTACCTGATAGTACAGGCAACCTAAATGCCACCTATAACAACGGAACAGCAGGGGTAGGCGCTACGCTTACTAATGCAGGCACTCAAGTAGCCTTTACACCAGATGGATTTGTTGCGTCTGTAAACGACAGAATTTTGGTTTATAACCAAACTAACGCAGCACAAAACGGTGTTTATACGGTTACTACTGTGGGTAGTGTCTCTACTAATTGGGTATTGACTCGTGCTACCGATGCAGATAGTTACGCCCTAAAAAGCCCAACAGCACTTGGCGAAGGCGATGCGTTCTTTATTACAAGCGGTAATACCGGCGCTGGCGAAACCTATGTATGCAATACAGTAGGTACTATTACATTTGGCACAACCAACATTACGTTTACTCAGATTAGTGCAACTCAGGTTTATTCTGCTGGCACAGGGCTTACATTAGCTGGCACTCAATTTAGCATTACAAACACCGCAGTTACAGCCGCATCATATGGCGCTGCAAGCAAAACACTAACTGCTACAGTCAACGCACAAGGCCAGTTAACAGCTTTAGCCGATGCTAATATCGCTATTTCAATGAGCCAAGTAACAAGCGGGGTACTAGGTGCAACCCAAGGTGGTACAGACCAAAGCTCTTACGCGGTAGGTGACATACTTTATGCAGACACTACAACTTCATTAGCTAAATTAGCGGATGTTGCTGTAGGTAATGCTCTAATATCAGGGGGGCTAAACGCAGCTCCAGCTTGGGGTAAAATAGCACTTGCTTCTGCGGTGTCAGGTACACTACCTGTTGCTAATGGTGGTACAGGCGTAACTACTTCAACAGGTACAGGCGATGTGGTGTTGTCTAATAGTCCAACACTTGTAACCCCAGCTTTAGGAACCCCGGCAAGCGGCAACTTAGCTAACTGCACGTTCCCAACACTTAACCAAAACACAACTGGAACTGCAGGTAACGTAACAGGCGTGGTAGCAATAATCAACGGTGGTACAGGAACAACAACAGCGCAAGGGGCAATGAATACCTTTGCTGGCGCCACTACATCTGGTCAATACTTACGCGGCAATGGCACAAACGTAGTAATGGCATCAATCGTAGCGGGCGATGTCCCAACCTTAAACCAAAACACAACAGGCTCATCAGGTTCATGTACAGGCAACGGAACAATCGCCATTACCGGGGACTTAGCCTACACATCAGGGTCATTTAACGGTTCAGCCAACGTAACGGGTACAGGCACACTAGCCACTGTTAACTCAAATGTAGGCTCATTTACTAATGCAAGTTTAACAGTAAATGCCAAAGGGCTTATCACTGCTGCATCAAGTGGCACAGCTCCGGTTACTAGTGTTACGGGCACATCCCCAGTTGTATCTTCAGGAGGAGCTACCCCTGCAGTTAGTTTAGCCGCTGGATACGGCGACACATTAAATCCTTATGCAAGTAAAACAGCTAATACATTCTTAGCCGCACCCACAGGTGTCGCAGGGGTTCCAACATTTAGAGCAGTGGTAGCTGCAGATATTCCTACGTTAAATCAAAATACAACGGGTACGGCAGCGGGACTTTCGGCAACTTTGGCTGTAGGTTCTGGCGGTACGGGGCTTACTTCTCCCGGCGCTACCGGCAACGTGCTAACAAGTAATGGATCTGCCTGGGTTAGTCAAGCGTCTACCGCCTTTCCATCAGGGGGCATTATTATATGGTCTGGTTCAGCAGTGTCAATTCCTGGCGGGTGGGTTTTATGTGATGGCTTAAATGGCACTCCTGATTTGCGTGATAGATTTGTAGTTGGCGCAGGTTCAACTTATGCCGTTGGCGCAACAGGTGGTAGCGCAAATGCGGTATTAGTAAGCCATACGCACACAGCATCATCAAGTTTTACAGGTAGCGCATTAGCAACACATAACCACACGGCATCATTTAGCGGAACATCTGTAACTCCTGCTGGTAGTGTTTCATCATCATTTACAGGAACATCCGTAACCCCTGCCGGTTCAGTAAGTTCATCATTTACTGGTACATCCGTAACA